GATTGGGGGCGTCCCTCGCCGTTGATGGATATGGTCTTGAATGAAGCCCGTGCAGCCATCCGTGCAGCCGCGCCGCTGATCTTGGACATGGCGGCGGATGTTGTGGACGATGCTGAATACGCTGGCTTTGTCCGCCAACTCAAGGAGCGTTTCCAATGACTGACGACGACAAGGCGTTATGCACAGCTATAAAGGCATGGGGTTATAGCGACATTGTTCACGGGAGGAAAACGCGAGGAGAAGCATTGCGCGAAGCCGCCGACCGCATCGAAGCCCAAGCGGCAGAGATTGCACGGCTGCGTGAGGCGTTGAACTACGCTTGGGATTTGATTGAAGAGGCCAGTTACAGCGACAGCGTTATGGGCGTTAAGCGGGATCGGTTCTTATCTACATATTACGATGAAAACGGTTTGCGCGCCGCACTGGGAGAGACGGAATGACTGACAAGCCATTAACATCCGCCGCCTATGAAGCTGGCTACCACGATGCCATTGAAGAACTGTCTCGTGCCCTCACAGTGGAGTTGGCCATGTGCGAACTGGCGAACAACGATGGTGAATCTACTGGCTGGCTGTCTGGCTTTTGGTTTGCCCAGAAGCGCGTGGCGGAAGTCATCAAGGACTTCACCGATAGCGAAGAGGAAGATAGCGATGACTGACCACGACAAAGCGCTGGACAAGATTATTTGCGCATCAATGCCGCTTGATTTTGAGCGGAAGGAAACTTTGTCGGACGACAAGCCGCTGGTGGATCGCGGGTATATTGAATGCGAACGATGCTGCGGCAACGGCCAAACATACGGACCTAACAGCGGCGAAGATATTATTTGCCCAGACTGCGAAGGGACAGGGCGTGTTGACTAACGACAAGGCGCTAGTGGAGCGGCTGGATAACTTTTTTCTAACCGATCAAACTCCTTTCAGATGCGATGCTGAACGTGCTGCCCGTCTAATCGAAGCCCAAGCGGCAGAGATTGAGCGTCTGGAGAAAGCCATAAAACTTCAAGCCTCAGCGGTGCGAACGCTGCAAGCCAATGAAGATACGGAGATCAACATTCTTCGCCAGCAAAAGCGAGAATGGCATGGAGCCGTCTCGTCACTCGATAGCGAAAGAGCGGCTAACGCAATCCTTACGACAGAGATTGAGCGGCTGAAACGTGCGCTGTGGAAGATTGAATTTGATGTTCAACAGGTATTCGCACCTGACGAGCCGTTGACAGGCCAAGCTGGTTCAGAGGCTTAGTATCGCCAGCAGATAGGGGTGGAACAAGGTTTATCTGTGCCGTCCAACCATTGACCTATCCATCTAGCCGGGGCGGTTGCCGCCGAGATGTAAAAGAACCCCGGCATTTCTTTACACGTTCGCTGGATGTGTAAAAGGATTGGGAGATTTTTGATATGACTGACAACGACAAGGCGCTGGTGGAGCGGCTGCGGGTGCAAAAGACCGTTGATGAGATGACGCCTAATGAACTCGACAAGGCCGACTTCATTTATGGACATGAGATGTGCGTTGTTGATGGACGCCAAGCCGCCGACCGCATCGAAGCCCAAGCGGCAGAGATTGAGCGGCTGCGTGAGGCGTTGAGGCTGTCAAATGAGGCGCATTGGTTTTACCTTGGAGACGATTGCAGTAGCGACCAGTGCCGTTTCTCTATCGACGAGTGTATCGACGAAGACTTCGAATGGGATAACCGCCCGCAGGGTAATCATGTGTTGCAGATAAGCGGCGCAAAGCCAGTCCCCGATATGTGGGTTGCGCTGCACTATTTCACTGACGCCGAGAAGGACGAGCGCGGGGAAGACAATCCGTATGACTATACGGTTCATGCTACCGAGGAAGCAGCCCGCGCAGCACTGGGAGATACGAAATGACTGACGACGACAAGGCGCTGGTGGAGCGGCTGCGGTCTAACAGACCACTCCCGACACTGCCGCATGAAGCCGCCGACCGCATCGAAGCCCTAAGCGCAGAGAACGAGCGGCTACGTGAGTTGCTGACTAAAAGCGAAGCATTACAGGACTTGGCTTATTACAACGGCGCAAAGCAATACGCTGCCATATCTGCGCAATCGGAAGACGCTGCACGGGATTGGCTTAATGGCGGCTGTGGCAATCGTCAGCGTGATGCAATCGCAGCCTTGGGGGAAACGAAATGACGGAGATCACACAGGCTGACTATGATGCAACGGAAGAGCTGTGGAATGAGGTTGACCTATGCACCTGCGACAGGTGTCATGTGTTCACCGCTGAAACCTTCGCCCGTCACCGCATGCAAGAACGTGCTGCGATTGTCGCGTGGCTGCATGAGAAATGGGTGGGCGATGCCACAGACAACATTGATGTGTTCGATATGATCGACGGGATTAAGGCAGGGGAGCATTTGAAATGACTGAGATCACACAGGCCGATTTGGACGAAAAACTGACCGCCATCTACTGCGTAGGCTACGATGATGGCGCTGAAAAAGAACTCGCAGCGATTGTCGCGTGGCTGCGGGCGAATGATGAACAGTTTGCTGGGTGTAACCCCGCGAATGTTGGGGCGTATTTAGCAGACGCCATTGAGGCAGGGGAGCATTTGAACGGCTCCATCCTTTCGCCAAAGCCTGACCCGCTGGTGGAGGCGATGGAAGAACTTGGATGGTATAATGCACCAACGGATGCTGACGCCCTCCGCGCCGCACTCGCCAAGCGTGGTGGAAGGATCGTGTTCGATGACTAAAGAATACCCATCATGGATATGCTACGAATGCGGAGAAAAGCATGGACGCAGAGAGTGTGGCGTTGCAACGTGGCATCCCGACATCTGCGGCATTTGCGGCAAAGAGGATATTGTTACCGAGCCGCGCGACTTCGGGCATTTAAAAGATGGTTGGCAGAAAGAAGCGAGGAAGAAGAAATGACACAGATCAGTGACAGGATTATTATATCGCTCGACCTTCAGGACATGGATGCCGTGGTTAAGGCGTGGCTAAAGCAGCGCATTGAATGGACCGAGAAAGAAGCTGCTATAGTATATCACCCAGAGGACATCAGGGCCTACAAGAAGGATCTGAAAGCCTTCAAGCGCGTCCTTGAATATATAGGTGAGTTATGACAGACGAAGAGATCTGCGAACTGAACATCCTGAGGCAAGCGATTGATGATGTCCTCGGATACCTGTCCGATAACTCATGCGGAGACCCGGACTGCTGCGGCGGTCCATATTACACACATGATGAGTTTGAAGCCGGGATGCAGGTTATCAATTCATTCAGGGGTGATAAGTCATGACAACCATCTCAGTCGGTGTAATATGCCTGCTCGTCGGGTTCGCTCTAGGGTACGTCATCTGCGCAGCCATGCTTCATAACAGGATATATGAGTTGGAAGAGGACATCTACGAGTATCAGATGATCTTGGAAGAGAGATAGAGTTAACAGCGCCGGGGTTTTTCTGTTGGTTTTCCCCCGGAGGCGGCCAAGCTGGTTCAGAGGCTTAAATCACCAGCAGTCAACGGCGCGTCTTATTCCTGCGCGCTGAGTTGACCGTCATGGGGCATCGTTGCCGCGAGACGTTAAACGCCCCACCTTAATCATCAGGAGTAGGAATAATGGGACATTTTATCGGAATTGCTGTCTGCGCCATTTGGGCGTTTATAGGTTTTCTCGTGGGTGTTGATTACGGGATGAGCCGCAAATGACACCGGCAGAAGAGTATGAGGGTTTAATCCGCAAGATAGCTAATGAGAACTTTATCAGCGTTGAGACACTCAGAGGCCGATCACGCGATAGATTTGTCTTCGAGATTAGGAAGGTCATAGCGCAGGAGCTTTACGACCGTGGCTTGAGCATCACTCGGATAGGTAAGTACCTTAATCGTGACCACACCACTATCTTGAGCATGATGGGCCATCTCAGTAGGAAGAAGAAGAAGTGACTTGGGGGTGGTTACATGTAACCGCCCTCATTCAATCATCAGACTGCTCGTAGACGCACTGACCTCTAAAGAACGCCTTATTCCCCAGCACCTCACACAATTCAGGCGGGAGCGTCATCCCATCCTTGAAACTTAGGACCGCAAATCCAGATGTGTGAGGAGACGGGTTGTTCTCAGCGTAATCAAACTGCGGACCATGCGGATCTGATAGCGTCCCAGTGTCCACACCCCAGCGCCGCCCGTTATAGTCCGCCCAAGGTGTCACAGCGAGGCGATGCAGGTGTCCAGTGACAATTGACCGCCCAGCCTTCAGGGTGTTGTTGTAAGCCGCGTGGATGCCGTTGTGGTAGCGATGCTTAATCATCACGCTGTCATTGACCATCAGCGACCATGCGAAGTCCCAGCGGTCAAATTTATGCTCCAGTCTACACAGGAGGCCCTCATACTCTGAGGTATTCGTCACCAGCATCCGGTCGAAGCGCATATCGTGGTTTCCGACATTCCAGAACCTTGCGCAGCCCTTTGGCAGCAACATCTCAATATCAGCCATCCGCTCTTGGCAGATCTCCAATTCCTCTTTGACGCTTGGTAGATCAGACCAGCCCATAGGGGCGTGTCGAGACACTCTAGCCCCGTCAAAGATGTCACCATTGGCGACAACTGCGCGAGGCTTTAATTCCTTGATGAGAATGTGCATCGCTTCATGGGCAACCGTGCGCCACTGATTCGGCCACCAGTGGGCATCAGAGAAAACGATGATCGTGCCGGTGTCTACGTTAAAGATGTTCTGGTTCTTGTAGGCGCGGCCAATGTCACTATTGGTCCAAGTGCCGAAAGCGCCACCGGAGCCAACGCGCGGGTTGGAATTGAGGACGATGCCTTTATCAGCGAGATTCTTCCTGCGCTTATAGATGAGCCGCTCCGTCATACCGGAAATCTCGGACAATTGGCGCGGACTACCACCAGCCTTCTGGCAAAGGCTAATAAACTCATCATCAGAAACAGTTTGCTTCGCCATTGCATCACCTCATTTGTTAATGGCTTTCGACCAAGCCTCAACGGTCAGGCGATGTCTCAATGCGCAGTCACCGTACTTGGCTAAGATTTCGACCTCCCAGATCGCTCTCTCAGGATCTGTGAGAGGATTTGGCACTGGTGGTAGATCAGGGCAGTTACTCGCCAGATTTGCCGGAAGCGGCTCGATTGGCGTTACCGACACTGCTTTCGAGCAAGCCGACAACACGAATGTCAGCAGCACAATCAGCAGGAACAGGCGGCAGAGTTTTATATATCTCGCGGATCGTTGTGCGCGTTCCGGCGACCACCACATCGGCTTGATTTCGCTCTTGCTCATAAGTCGTTGAAATAGCATTGATCTTCCCCTGCAAGGCTTTGCGTTCACGCTCTGCCTTTTCGAGAGCCTTTGCGTATGCAGCATCACATCGCCAGTCGCGGACCTTCCAGCCTACAGCAAGTCCGCATCCAAGCGCAGCAACTGCGACATAGCCAAATAGCGGGTTAATCTTTGGCATTCAGCTTTTCCCAAGTCCTCACCGCAAATGCTGTCGAGCAAGCTGTAATCACCGCCGCCCAACCCATAAGATCGAGGCTCTCCTTGTTCCACAATGGCAAAACCACCCCGTGAATAACCACACCACCAGCAATCCCGATGCAAGCTACAGGCCTCCACCATACCCTCACCCTTTCAAGCAGCACCTTCTCGATATTCTTAAACGTAATCATACCATTGCCTTTGCAGTCTTCTCCACCGCGTCAACGCGACGAAGCCAACCTTTGCCAAATGTCGGGAAGTGAGAGAGCGATCTATAATAGACCCGGCGCTCTGCCTGAAAGAAGGTTATCAGCGCGTGTGTGCCTATAACCGCTTTGCGAGCCTCTACAGCAGCCAGCGTTACTTTCCCGATAACTCCGTCAGCCTCGACACCAACAAGGCGCTGTAGCATCCTCACAGAGCGTTTAACGCCGGCATTAACACCAAAGTCAAATACGCATAGGTCAAGGCCCTTTGGCAGACCGTCGCATTTCATCATGTCCCAGTATTTTGTTTTGTACAGTGGCGCGACAAGCTGGGGTGTCAGTTTGCGCATGATCGCTTCTGATACAGGATGACCGATCCACTCTTCATAGGTCGCCTTAGTCACGCCAAGATTAGTCATGCCGCCGGGATCGCGCGAGTGATGAACAAATCCCCCTTCGTGGTGGAGAATTTCCCTCAAGCATTTATCGAAATTGCCCTTCACGGCTGAACCTCATGTTCCCAGAATATCTGGATCAAGTGATCTGCTTCCAATCAGCAGTCCCGGTTGTCCCAACGGCAATATAACCCTGCCCTCCGACAACAGCCATCTGACCAGTGTATTGCGGAGTTGCGCTAATGCTAGAGAGCGTAGCCGTCTGCATGTACATAACCTGCGTAACCGTTAAGATCACGCCGGGTGCAGCAGGGATAGACCCAGTGGCATCAATCGTCGCGACAGATACGTTCGTGCTTTCGGCTGTCCAGAAGACTTCAACGTAGTCGTCATCACCAGTAGCAGGGGCGACAAAGTTGACAGTCGAAATGATCTCGCCGGGAGTCCCGCCATGCGCGCCGGGAACAGCAATATAGCTTGCCGAGTTAGGATAGACTGAACCTTGGTACTTCAGCCAGATCCGTGCGCCATGAACGGCATTGTTTTCAACATTAACCAATTGGACCGAAAAGGTCATCGAGTAGATCCCGCCATCGCGGAAGATGATCTTGTTATCGACCAGATCTACATTGAGGTTACCAATGACAGATGCAATTCTGAGGCGTTGACCAACATTGGCCGTCACTAGGGCCTGATCTGTCGTGTCATAGAATGAGCCGTAATTGCCACGCGCACCACCGGGGCCGGCGGGGCCGCGAGTTGTGACTTCGACAGTATCTGTGACGGTGTTCGTGGTTACGACAGTCTGGCTCATTCGGTATACCCCGTGTCAACGATAGCCTGACCGCGCACCCAATAGTTTGAGAAGCCATAAACATCAGTCACGCGAATATCGTAATATCCGTTAGTTGGCAGTGTGGCGGTGATCGCATCAGTAAGGCTCAGTTTGAATTTGCCTAAAGCAATATCAACCATTGTGATTGTAAAATCAGCCAACTTGGCGTGTTTACCTGCTGTCCAGATTTCTGCATCTACAGTCGAGCCAGTCAGGTCAACCGGATCTCCGTCGCCATCGAATAGCTGGAAGATCTGTTCCCAGTCAGCATTCTGTTGAATAACAATGTCATGAAGACCGGGCTGGATCATGATTTAATTTCCTGCGTTTTTTCTATTCAGCCATCGCTGGACAGTGGCGGATTCGTAAATGCGCAATGTTGTCCACACGATTGTAAGAAGCGCAGCAATATTAGGAAGCATCTGGAATAAAGTCCCCAGCATCGTGCCTATTGATAAGGCATCAAAGAGGTGCTTAATACCTTCTGGGATATGCTTCCAAAAATCGTGGTCTTCCATGGTCTACCCCAATTGTGCATTGCGCCTCAATTATCACTATCATTATCAGAAAGACCAGTACTCTGCAACGAATAGGTTTTTGACCTTAACGCATATCTGTCTTTGAATAAGCTGCTTTAAGGCTGGTCTGCTGTAAACGATGGGTACGACCAACTGAAATTAGCGCCGCTTGTTGTCTCACGGGCAACGAGTCGCACATAGTAATTTGTCGAGGCAGTTAAACCAGTTACCGTATCCGGCCCGACGTTTACAAAGCCCGGTTCAGGCTCAAACGGATCATCACTGGCAGTCGATCCAGTGCCAGTTGCGACATCAGTCCAAGTGGAGTTGTTGGCAGAATATTGAGTTTTGATCTCCGCAGTGCCAGTACCTGTATAGCTGGCATTTGCCTGAAGCCTGATACGGCCACTGCTATCAGATAGTATCTGCGCATTAGCATCCGTCACGGCAACAAAACTGGTGCTGCTAACCTGCGTCCAAGTCTGATCGGTGAATGATGTTGAGCCAGCCGCGCCTCCAGCAATCGGAGCGGCAATTGTGCGGTTAACCACAAGCAAGCGAGGATAGGTCACGCCGCCGAAGATGATCGGCACAGTAACATAGCCGACCGCATTTGCCACGCTTACACTAACGGTCACAGCGCCACTGCTTACCGATGCAGAGGCCGTGATGCCACTTGTTGCTGTGACTGTTCCGAGCGTTACGCCACTCGTCTGCTCAACGCCGCCGCGAAACACTTTGATGCCGCGAGTGACCGGCAGGGTTGTGGTGGTAACGCCAGCACTGTTTGCCTGAATGGAGAACGGATCAACCTCGCTGAACGTGATCTGGTTAGCCGAGGTGATGTCCGAGACGTTGTTGCCCCACGTTGAGCCATTCCAGCGATAAAGAACATTGTCGTCCGTATCGAACCAAAGATCTCCAACTGCTTCTGCCGTAGGCGCGGTGGCTGCGTAGAAAGTCGTGACCTTGCCATCAGCAGTGGCTTGCGCATCAGCGGCGGCATCGATAGCGGTCGTAATTCCGGTATCACGCGACAAGACCCACGCGGAGCCATCCCAGCGATAGAGCTTATTGCTATCATCCGTATCGATCCAGATGTCACCAACACCCTCTGCGGTTGGGGCGCTGGCCTGATAGAAGCTAGTGATCTTACCGTCAGCAATAGCTTCAGCGTCAGAGATGCCAAGGATATAGGGGCTATTCAGTGGGTCATAGACCGTAGGTGCAGTCGCTGTGACCAGAGCCTTTTCTTCCGCATCCCATGCGTAGATCGCAGCATTCTCTTCGATCATCGTCATGGGTACGCGACCCGTGCTGCTAATGACTTGAGTAAGAATGCGGAATGGCTTGTTTGACCAGCCTAGAGGACCAAAGGTTAAATATACGACATCACCAACCTTGCAGCCCAGAGCCTTTGCAGTGAAGTTCGCAGAGAACGTGCCACGATATTGCGCCCGCTGAAGAACTTGCTTGGCGATGCGTTGCGCTCTCTTGCCATCCTCCACCCAAGGAAGGTCGAGTGTTTGCAGGCGTTCAATGCCATCAGCCGATGCAATCGAGATACTGGGATACTCGACAGGCTGATAAAGCGAATTCGCTGTCGGATCTGTGTATTTGCCGTGGACGGCATTGATCGACTTGTCGAGGCCGTTGGTCTGATTCCAAGTGAAATCATCAAGGATGTCGTTGTCATCAAACTCAAGAACCGGAGTGGCAAGGTCATTCTTCATGACTTGAAGAGAGAGACGGCCACCAGAATCCCGCAGCGTCCCGTTCATGCAGGTCAAGAAGAGCTGGATAACATCCATGCGGCCATCAGCATCAGACCCAGCACCAGCGGTTCTATAGCGGGGTTGAGTGCCACCACCCGAAAGCGCAATAGCCTCATCGCAAATGTTAGCCGCCGTGATGAATGACGGCATATCAATGCGCTCATAAGGAACGCCACAGCCAACGGATAACTTGCCATTGATCTTCCATCCCAGAAGGAACCAGAGAAGCTGGAGAGCCGGGTTGTCGCGATTGGTTGAAGCGCCACCACCCCATGTCGTCTGGTCATTAGCCCGCTCAGAACCGGAACCGCCCGCGACCGTGCTATCACGGCGAGGATCGTAGAGTTTAGCGCCCTTGCCCTTGATCGTTATGCGCGTGGGCAGGCCATTAACCAGAGGGCTTTCAGCCTTCTTGGTATTGCCGGTGCGCTTTACTCTGAAGTGGATGTAGGAGCATCCGGTTAGGCGGCATGAAGACCCCCAAATCCCACCACCGTTAATTGCAATCGTATTGGCGGAAGTTCCAACCAATCTGGTGGTGACTGTGAGATAGCCGCTATACGTTGCAGTAACACCGCCAGAAGATGACCATGCAAGAACGTCATCAAAGTAGATTTGATCGATGCTTTCGACCTCATGAGCCGCTGTCGCGATGATGTAGTCGAAATATTCCTGATCGGTCCCTGATGGTTCGTAATACCGGATGTCGGTGTTCATGGCTGTTTCGCCAATCACGAACTTCCGAGCGGCCTGCGGATCGAATGAGGCGTTAAGCCGGCTGAGTTGGCCCTTGGGTGTCTTGGGTCCGAAAAGCGCCTGAGATGTCGTCGCAAGCGCCATGCTGACACCAGTGGCGACAAGAACGCTCGCAAGAGTTGCTGGACCAAGGACAATGCCTACACCAATGAGGACGGCAGCGGTCAGAAGACCCTTAATAACCTTACCCACGACCTACCTCCCACGCCTTTGCCCAGTCACATCGATCAACAAAGGTATAGCCTACTTCTGAGACGAAAACAGCCTTCGTACTGATAACGATCCCGATGCAATCTTCGAAAAGGGCGATGTCACCAGTTTGAGCGTAGCCAATTGGGATCTCGTTGAACTTGCTATCAACAAAACCTTCAACGCTATCAAAGCCAAGCCGCTTGAGAACACGAAGCGAGCCAAACTCATTTTCATAGTCCTGATTGATCTGGGACATCGGGTTTTCACCCGTCATCGTCTCTACAGCACCAGCGACAAAATGCGCGCAATCATGGATGCCATACTCAAATTCAGAGTCACGCTTCAAGATTAGATAGTCAGCAAGCGCCTGCTCCCACCCAGATAATCTCTGGGTCATTTTAACGCCTCGTCAAATCCCATCCCAAATTCAGCCTTATAACCACTGCCGCCACTCATAGTGTTAATACCAGACTTATTTGCGCCGTTTGCAGCCGCAATGGAGCGTGATGCAGACTCATCCCCTGAGTCGTACTCCTTTTGCATTTGGTAGGTCTTGCTGGCCGTTACAGACAGGCTGACAAGGTAGTTTTCAATCGATAGAACTATGGTTTGCGATTCCGGTGAGCCATTGATCGTGACATCGTTCATATAGCCTGTGTAATAGCTATAGATCTCACCAACCTGCGTTTCATTTTCGTCAACAACGTACCACCAGAGCCGAGCAGTGCGCCCTTGCCAGTTCGAACGATTGCCAATGACGTTTAGCAAGGTTGAGTTGTTAACGATCAAGCCTGACAGTGAAACACTGACCTGATCCGAGCCAGACTCGTCATGTTTGACATCAGAAACGCTAACCAGCTCAGACGGGTAGGGCGTATATGTGTCACCATCCAGATCAGCGTCACCAGTGCCAGAGAATGTCTTTTCATAAAGCCCCGTAGTAGCCCGCACAGGATCACCAACGATGTCCAAGTAGCAAATCCACCTAAGATAGAGGATTGGCTGCTCTATGGCCGTCTGAAGGGTTGGGGTGAGGTTCGACATTAGAACGACTCGCGCAGATTGAAGCTCAAGCTATAAATCATACCCGGTTCGATGGAGTATGCGAAATCTTCTACGCTGTACATCAAGGCATAAGGATTACGGAACTCAATCAACGTATTGTCAGCAGGAGATGCGCGAAGAGCCGGCGCAAAAGAAATCGTGGCCTGACCAGCGGCATTGGATGCTGCGTTGGATGTCAATTGAAGCAATTGATTGTTGATCGTTACAAACTGACCGGCATAAAGAACTGTGGTCGATGGAGGCCATCCATCAGTGATAAGTGATCGACCAGTTTGACCAGCGCCATTTACGCTTGGATCATCTCCGATTGAATATGATTCACCAATGAAGTTCAACCACAATTCTGGTGCAGGACTGGGCCAGCCATTTGTCTGTTCAGTAGGGGTCACAGGAATACGGAAATCATTCGCCATACCCTGAGCCTGACCGATAAATGACAGCCACGCTCTTGCATTCGCCTCACCGACAATCGGCGGCATAGTAATATTGCATTCCCACCAGCCACGCCCAGAAGCCAACACCTGACGCGCTCCGGTCCATTCGGATATATTCTGCTGGGCGGGCTGAACCAATTTCCACGCCATCCCAGACGGCTTTGGAGTGCTAGGGAAAGTGATGGTAGTCATTATCCAAGAGTCCCCGGCAGACGCGGACGGGCCGCAGTAGTCAATGTTTTATTCTGTGCAGCAGCGATGATGTACGGCGCAGCCTGTGCAATGCCTTGCTCAACTTGGGCGCGAACAGCAGCAGGGTCAGAAGCGCCACGCGCGTCCACGTTGATTGTCATACCACCGCCGAGCCCCTTATTAGGGACGATGGAGCCGCTGCGGGATGGCACAAACATCTCAGGACCACGTTCGCCGACAATGTACGGCTTGCCAGATTGAACCGGCCCGCCAATTGCCTTGAATCCCGGTATACCGAGAGATGTTAGACCCTTAGAAATCATTCCCGTGATCTGCTGGACAACAAACATTTCAAATAGCTTGTTGATAACGGAATCGATCACATTGCTCATCACCTGCTTGAAACTCATCGCGCCAGTAATCATCCCCTTGATACCATCAGAGAATGCCTGACCCATTGCTTCAGACATAGATTTAACGCGGTCGATAGGCTTCAGGAATTCTTCCATCTGCTCATCAATAGCGGAACCCCTAATCTCTTCATTCAATTTTATTTGCGCATCGAATGCAGCAGCGGCTGCACTAATGTTACGATCGATTGTGGAGCCGTAAGCCTTAGAATAAGCCTCGACTCCTTTAATCGCATCACCAAGATTTTTGGCAATATAATCCTGATAAAGATCTTCTTCCTTATTAGCTAACTTCTCAGCCGCTTTAGCCGCCTTTTCATATGCCTTAGCTTGCCTTTCAGCGGCCTTCTCTGCGGTATCAGCAGCCGACTGATCGAAATTGACAAGACGCGCGCGAAGGGCAGTTAGTTTAGCAAATGTTTTAGCTGAATCATTACGTCTCTCATTAAGCAATTTTTCGGCTTCAGCTAAATCGCCAAGAGCATTGGACTCAACAATCACACCAGCAATGGCAGCACCAGCCCTAGCAGCGCCACCTCCGATGTCTCCGCCAATCTGTTGACCCCTTGCTTTGTTTCTAGCCTGAATGGCTATAATTTCAGCTTTAATGGCATTGATACGGTTTTGAGCGCCACGCTGCGCAACAATAGTAGCTTCCATATCCGCCTTTGCGGAATCAATCATGGATTGGATAGCAAGACGTTGCGCTGCTGGCGTTTTAGCTACCGCTGAGTTGTAATCCAATATGGCTTCACGGAGCGTGTCAGTTGTATCCTTCTTGAGCTTCTCAGCCTTCTCAAGCTCCTCAGTAGCATCTTTTGTCTCAAACAATTTGCCAATCAGAGGGCCAAGAACACTAATGGCAATAAGGATAGCAGCCGCCCACGGACCTTGCAGGAACCGGCCAACACGCCCCATCGATTCCCCAGCTTGACCTACAACATACGCAACGTCACCGATCTGCTGCGTGAAGGCGACCATAGGAGATGTCCCAGCCGCAATCTGACCAGCAAACTGGTTGATCTGCATACCAGCCTGAGAGAATGCCTGCCTCTGCTGACGAACAGCCTTTTCCGCGTCAGTTACAGTCGTTCTCAATTTCTGTTGAGTAGTATCAAGGCTAGTAGTCGCAGCCTTGACTTGATTAACCTCGCGCTTGAGCTGCTCAAACGCTTCACGGCCCACAAGTTCAGCAACGAGAGAGACTCTAAGCTGCTCTAATTCTGCCGCCATTGCTCTCTCGCTCCTGCTCTAACTTAAAATAAGCCACCCATTCGTTATACTCTTCAATTGAGATTGTCTCAACTTCGTAAATGAATCGGCCTAACCGATCCGCTAAGGCAACAAGATTATACCTGAACGGATCGGCCCTTAGTTTTTTTCCTGCTCCTCAACACTTCCAGATGACATGAGAGCGCCAGCAACTCGTGTAATCAAGGTCAAAGGCTCACGCATAAGTGTCGGCTTATCTTCCAAGCCGAACAACTTATTCCCCTCCTTGTCCTCCGCCTTCATCACGATGATCTCGACCATGCCAGCCATCGTCATGCTTTGCAGGAAGTTAGGATGCTTGCGCTGAACCTTGTCCATTTCGATAGCCAAGAATGGCCCGTAATAGACAATCTGGGGAGAGTTTTCATCCTCCCCCCATTCAGCGACTTCAATGCTACGGCGGTCAAGATCTTGACGCGCAGCGAGGCGTTTAGCTAGACTCATAAATCCCCTTTCTCAGTCTATCTTAAGCAGCCGTACCAAGCGTCAGCGCACCAGTACCTTGGAACGTGAAGCTGGCTTCAACCAAACCGTCAAACGAAGAATTGATCGTCGTGCCGGTGATGATCGCAGTGCCGGTGTAATACTTGTCACCAGTCGTAGCGCCTTCAGGGTAAAGGTTAAGCGTAACCTCTGTGCCATCCACAAGGGCGCCCTGACCAGTCGTGTCAGTCTCATCCCAGAAGCAATCAAGCGAACCAGACCAGCCCTTCAGCGTGGTCTTGAAGGTGCGCCAGCTATCACCCATCGTCGTGTCTTCTGCCGTGTCAGCAGTCGTCGCAACGGAGAATGAACGGATTTCGGCAACCGTAGCTGCCCCAACTTTTACAGTGCCTTCACTGCCGGTATGCGTAGCCATTATTCAACCTCCTCAGTATCAACAGACTCAACCGGCACTTCCACCGGCTTTACAGTGGACTTTTTGTCCTGTGCAGCGGGATGCCAGCCCTTTTCAGCGAAAGACTGCAAGTCACACGCAGGAACCCGGATAGGCTCCTTCGTATCCTTATGATGAACTGTTACCATCTTCATCGTGCAGTCTCCACATCGTTGATCGCAGTGATGTACTCACAAGCGAACACAAGCCGTGCCGAGGAGATTGGCTTCTCACCATCGGTGACAATATCAACCTCCGTACTGGACAATATACAGGATTTAGCCAATCCATTCAATTGGTAGTCATTGCCGACTGCTTCTTCAACATTGACACAGAGCGTATCGATTGTGTCTTGGATCGTAGTGCTGCTTCCAGTGCAAAGAATATGTACTGCAACATTGATTACGCGGCGGATTGTACGCGCGCCAATGGTAATCAGAGCGGAGCTTTCATCCATCGTGTAAACGAGAATTGCGGGGAGCTTAGAGTCGTCCAGCGCATACCGGCGCATCTTATAAACGCTATTCCCAGTAGTCGGCAGACCAGTCAGGATTGTGGCGATGCGGTCACGGATCTGTTGGCGGACATGCGACATTAGTTCCGCTCCATCATCAATGTAGTGACGCCAAGACCATCGGTGGCAACAATGCGCACCGTGTAAGTCACATTATTGATCTTGATTGTGTCGCCTTCAGCCGCAGTCGGAATATCGATGGTGCGGCATACGAAGGAAGGCTTGGGGATCGTGACATCCATCATCTCAGTAGCGGTTATGCTCGCGTGAGGATTGTCAAAGATCCCGTTAATGGTGATCGGGGCTTTGTTGGTCTGCGTGTATACGGCAGGAGTCCCGAAATCATCGAGTTCAAAGAAGATAGCTAGATCATCGCTTGACTCAACGGCCACGCGGACGGCCCTTCTTAGGCTTTTCAATCACAGGATCGCGATGCTCGATCTCTTCTGGCACAGTGGTGCGGATCGGTGCTGGAGCGTCCTTCGCCGGGACGAACTTGCCTGCAAGCATCTTGGCTTCATGATCCGAGAGTTCGACAATCTGACCGATCTCAATCGGACCTTGGCTGGTCACGACACCACGGACGCATTCATACTTCGCCATGACAGTCTCCGATTCCTTGCTCGTCCATGAGCTAGTAGAAAGTACCACTTAAACCTCCAAGGCTTAGGGGGTGGCGGGATTAGTGCCCAACTCCACCCCCTGTACCCGACTAGACTTAGCCGTCGTTGTTGTACGCGAACGACACAGCGTGACGAACAGCAACGTCAACCGTCTGGAGAGCGACAACGCGCACCGTGCCGGTGTTTGACGAGGTGTAAGGATCGACCGTGAGATCGAGGCCGGACCACATGCCGATCAGCAGGTCTGAGAAGTTACCGAAGTAAACATTCCCAGCCGTGCATTGCTGCGAGCGGATGACGTTGTAGCCGTTGGCCTGACCGTTTTCGATCACGAACATACCCGAGCCAGCGTCCTTAGCTTTGGTCTTCAGACCGCCGTAAGTGGCCGCATCGGTGATGTAGGCGAGGTTGCCCATGAGAGCGTTGTCTTCGGCAACAGCCGTTTCCAGCGCAACCATTTCAGCAAAGGTCGGAACCGCAGCAGCGAAGTTGGTCGGCTTATTGACGCCAACCGTGCTGAGGATGCCCGTGGGCTGACCGCTGAGGCCCGTGCCTTCCAGACCGCCCTTGTCGATAGCCAGAGCCAAAGCCTGCGTGAGATCGTCACGGACCAGAGCTTCAACCGAAGGCGTCGACTGGAGGATGAGCTGGCGAGTCATGTCGGTGAATGCACCAACAGTCTTCGGGGTCAGGCTCACCGTGCCAAAGGTCGGCTCGGACTCAGATGCCGCGCCACCTTCAGTGCTGATCCAACCACCAGCCGAAGCAGCAGTCTTCTTCGGAATGGCGACGTTGCCAACCAGACCCGGCAGCATACGCGCACCAGCCTGCATGACCGAAGCCGAGTTACGGAGAACGTCGATGAAGTCACCAGCCAACAGGTTGGTAGCAACCAATTCGTTGTCGTCCGAGGTGTTCAGGTCGCGCTGCTTCCAGACGCCCAGAACGTCGACGGGGATCATGATGCCCTGAGCCGAACGGCCATAACGCTGTGCAGCGGCTTCTGATGCTTCAAATTCGAAAGCAGCAGCTTCACGCAGACGGCGATCACCGGGGTTCGACATGGCAGCGATGGCGCGGACAATCGAGAAGTTGCGAACTTCCTTCTTGCTCAGGCCGATGTTGCCGTTGTCGAGCGGCTTGTCATTGCCGATCACTTCGAGCAGTTCACCACGGAACTGTTCAATGCTCTTGCCAGACTTGATGGCGGCATCAGCGAGGTCACGCTTGTTGTGACGCGCGCCGAGGTCGATAATTGCGGCAGCATTACGGGCGGCAGCTTCAGCAGCTTCAGCCCGAACCGCATCCAGATTCACTTCACTCATGATAGTGTCCTTTTTAATGGATGGTTCAACTTTAGGTTGGGGTTCGAGAGCAGCCGCGCTACGGCCCACGCCAACTGACGGGTCAGCAGGGATCGAAACGACGGATACCTCAAGGGGCGACCACGAACGGACAAGGTACTCGTCCTTATTCATTGGTGAACGCTCCATTTTGTTGACGCGATAGCCGACCGAAACATTCGAGCGGATACCATCAACAACATCTTGGAATACTTCCTGTGCGAGAGCAGAGCGCCCGAACCGGACCTTGGCCCGAAGCACCTTATCTCCAGAAAGTTCCACAGATTCAATTACGCCGATCTGCTTTTCCATATCATGGTCAAGCAAAAGCGGCGCGCGCCCAGATGCGATGAATGCCATATCAATGGCTCCAGCTTCATGAACGAGAATTTCTTTACCGAATGAACGGTCAACAGCCAATTCAGAGGAGACGGCAATATCAACCGTGCGCTTCTTCTCATCGATTGCGCGAGCGTCAATATCCCGTGCGCGATGCTCAAGGTCGACCATCTTCTTGCGGTCTTCTTCACCAAGCAAAACGTCTTCAGGGACAATCAGTTCGCCTTCGGGGTCAGGCATATCAACAGCACTGGCGTCGTCGAGTTTAACTTCGACTTCAACCTTTACCTTCATGCGCTCTTCTAGTTCTTCCACGGTTCTTTCTCCAGTGGCTTCTTCGAACAGTATAGCCTTAAAGTCATGTTCATTCAACCAAGCCTTCGCTTCAGACGGAGTAAACCTGTCTTTATCAAATCGAATAGCTTGTAACTCAGTGCCACCATCAGCAAGAATACCGTAAATAAAATCAATACCGGGACCGCCAGCATCATTATCACGCCGAAAGCCAGTATACTTATCAGGATCGTGAAGTCTTGCCGCATGTTCATTTGGATAGGGTCGTTCGTCTCTGTATGATCTTTCTTCATCCATTGCTTTGACCTTATCCTTGGACCAAGAATAACCCGCATCTCCGCCCCAGAGCGCCCATGCGATACGACCATTTGACGGGTAGCCATCTTCACCGGGACGAAACCCCTCTGCCTGCTTATCAACCTCATGGCGGCTGAAGAAGCTATACATCCGCTTGACGGTCTCGTCGCTGAGTTCGCGGTCGTTTACGATGTCACGTGCACGGGCGATCCCAACTTCAGTGCCACCACGGCCAAACTCTCTGCGCCAGTCAAGCCCACGCTGCGCTTCAGTCTTCATGCCCTCTGTTGGCTTATTGCCCATCTGCGTCTCCATCGACCATAGGCTCGCCCTTGAACGCATCATTACCGCCGAACGGTTCGAACGCGATGCCAAGACCAAATTGGTCAGCTAGTTCCTTATCGCGCTGCCACTGGCTAAATGTCTCTTCAATGTCCCTGCCGTATTGGTTGGAAACATCCTGCATAGACATAATGCCATTGTGCATAGCCATGACAGCAGCGTTGATTTCGCGCTGAGGATCGACCCACTGCCATCCACGGGGACGGAAGCTGGTGGCATTGAAGAACTTGTCAAAGCGTGTTGCGGGAATCGGAATATAACCGAACTCCATAACGTGCATTAGCCACGCAGAGTACGCAGGAATGATGAAGTGATCGAGGATGAACTGCTGCTGCATCCGATAAGCATCACGCTCTTCTAGTGCGCCCTGACGGATCGAGCTGTATGATGTGCTTTCGAGATCATTTGAGAGGCTCGCGTAGGACACAGCCAAGCCAGATGCGATGCCGCGCAAGATACCCTTCTGGAACTCTGCAAAGGCAGTTGCAGGGTGCGTCGGATCGAACGGCTTAAAATCAACCCCGTTAGGAAGCTGATGGAATGTGCCGGGTTCTGCATCGATGATCGGAACATTGTTGTCGTAATCATCAGCAGGCGCATCTTGGCCGTTATCTGAGATGAAGAAGCCCATCTTGGATGCTGCCATGCGGCTTGCGACCAATTCAGCCTCACGGTGAGCATTCAGCATCTTCAACTGGCTCATCGCAGGGGCCATCCAAGGCTCACCACGGGTCTGGCCGGGGCGCTCCTGCCGATAGACATGGATGATGTCTTTAGCCGGTACGCGAACAGATGGGTTCTGCTGGATGGAGGAGAAGTCATAATCACCGGGGTGACGGGGCTTCACCCAATAAGCCACCGGGCGCTGATATGAGTCTACCTCAATGCCAAGACGGATCTCGTTGCCATTGCGAAGACGCTCATTCTTGTTCTCATCGATCTGGTCAGCTTCAACCGGATGGAAAGCGATGCCGTGAATGAAGCTACGATTGCGAATGATCTGGATGAAGATCTCGCCATCGCGACCTGTCGTCGAGGTCACCAGCTTCTGTAGATCGATCCAAGAAAGGCGGCCATCAGCAGTACAATTGCCTTTAAGCCCAAATTGATAAAAGGCATTCTCAACAATATTGTTGCCAATGACATCGAGGCTATTGTCAGTGTTCCGCGCCTTGACCTGCAACGTGACACCTTTGTCACCGATAACATTCGTCTCAAGCAGGCTAAGGTAACGCTTCACATAAACATCATCACGCGCCAAGGCCCGCGCACGATTACGCATGATAACCAAGTCAGGCTTGAGTTCGCTGTCGGCGCTTTTGCTGGATGCCATAAAGTCAGCAAACAACCGGCCAGTATTAGCAGCATGGTAGCCACGCTTACGCACAGGTGCGCTATCGCCCTTCTGCGGCAACCCCAGTATCTCGCGCCATAGGCTCATAGGAAACGCACCTTCATAGTGGTCTTGCTTGGTTTACCAGCCGCAATGTCAGCGTCGCGTTGTTCGCGAGCAACCTCTTTGCGGTAGTAATCACGCCATTGCAAAAGGTCCATGATGCCCATCTTCGCGAGCGAACGGCCTTGGATGCTATAGCTTGATACATCCTTGTCAGCGCGGCCTTCAAGGAGAGACTGGATCTTACCCAGCATGATTTGCGCATGAGTGCGAGGATCAGCACCGCTCTGCTCAAGGTCAGGCAGTATCTTCCATTGCCCGGTCGCAACCAACACTCGCGCATTATCGCTCTTGCGTTGGATCTCAGCCTGCCAGAAGTAATCACCAGCAACTTGTGCGCCAGTGACAGCCCCACTCATTGATGCGAGGAATACACCACCATCATTTGTCGCAGTGATTGTAAATTCGCGAGCCAAACCACCGCTTAAACGCGATGTGTAGATCAGATCATAGCTTGCAGGTGGGTAATCTTCAGAGAGATCTGCCCGCTTCCATTGAATAAGTGAGCCAGCATGGATCTCATTTGGCTCAGTGGTCAGGGCATTTGCGCTATCGAATAGGTTTGCCATTATCCATCATCGCCAATTATTAGCGAAACCGCCCTTTGATGGCCGCTTGGTTGGCATCAAGGGATGAGGCTTCACAGGTTGCACATCCTTCGCAGGAATATTTCTGTCATTCACATTAGCATAAAACCGCCGTACAATGCTATCCATATTCACATTTAATATATGAAAGGCAGCAATAGCGTAAACACGAACGTCTAAAGCCTCATTACGAGTGCGTGTTTTGATCCATGTGCGCGTTGGATAACCTTTGTGATATTTTATAACTTGCTTTTCAGCAGTAAGCTGACGGAAGTACTCATCATCTCGCTTCGCTGGGAAATGACAATAACCGGGACCAGCATCCTCCATACGCAAGCGCGCATAGTGAAGCTCTTTCGCGGTATCTACGCCAATAGCGTACAATGGAACTTTGCCGACATTGTTCTTCGATGGGCGGCCAACAATAGGTTTACCCTCTCCGCCTACGCCCTTGATAGCAAACACGCGATGACCGGCACGGGTTTTGGCATAATTATATACCGAACGGGTATGATGACCGCCTGAGTCAATGCAGGTTGAGCGAATTATCATAGGCTCACCAAGAGGATGCTCATAGGTGGCAAGCAGGATCTCATCGAGCTGCGTCCAGAGTTGAGGGCTAGACGGGTCTCCGTAGAGAACGTGATATTCGATCTGCCACGACTCCTCACCAGCGCCCCAGCCGACAATTTCGCACTCTAAGCGATCATCCTGAACGTCCACGCCAGCAGTCAGCAGTACAACGTCCTCTGGAATGCCATCATACTCCTCTTTACGCTGGGCTATGGCGTAATCATCGATACCTTCCCCCTGATCCTCCCATGTCTCAGCAAGGATCGTATTGACGAAGGTTTTAAGGCGCATAGGATCTTTGCGCGCAGAGATAAACTCCTCCACCGTATCCACCAGATCAACCCAAGGCGAATAAAGCGCATTAAACCAGAAGCCAGCAGCACCGTTAAATGGCTTTGATGCTATCCACTGGCCTTTTGACACGGCAGCATGGCGTTCGCTTTCAGACCACGCAGCTCCACATTCTCCGCAGTGATAATGCGCCGTCTTCGGATTGTCGTCTTGCCACTGAACATTCGCCCAGAGCAGCAATTGCTCATGATCGCAATGTGGGCAGGGGACGTAAAACTTGCGCTGATCTGTTTCGTTATAGGAGGCTTCAATCCTGCTCGCGTCCCTATTGGTTGGCGTTGAGACTTGGATTATCTTTCTGTTCCAGAATGTAGCCGCTCGGCGCTTTGCCAGAGAAATCGGATCACCCTCTTCACCTGCTGACGGAGGGTATCTGTCCACTTCGTCGCATAGGACAATACGAATAGGACGAGAAGCAAGGGAAGATGGACTGTTAGCGCCAACAAGAGACAAAGCGCCGCCGGGAAAAACTTTATGAAGTGTCGTATTATTCGCATCTTTCGCCCTGCTATCATTAACAAGCCCACGAAGAGCTGGGGTTGGACGGATCAAACCAGCACTAACACGATCCTTGGAGAAGGCTTGCGCCATATCAACAGTTGGCTGCATTACCAATATAGGGCAAGGATCATGGTGCATGTGATAGCCAATTGTGTTCAAGAGTGCTTCGCTCTTGCCACTCTGGCTGCCACACATTACTACAACTTCGCGCACTTCTGGATCAGAGCAAGCATCCATTATGCCACGCTGATACTCTGCTCGCGCTGTATACCATCTTCCCGGCTCCGCTGATGATTGCGAATCAAGCCTGCGCTCTGCATCAGCCCATTCAGCAACAGATAGACGGGGTGGCGGCTGTAAACGACGCATGGCCCCAGCCATCTGGCTAAGAGCCTCTGCGCGGATCGTAGGATCTAATTCGATCATGCGTTAGATGCGCTAGTTACGCCCAGACGCGGAATGGAACCTCTGGCGGAACAATTTCAATGGGAGCGATGATCTCCTGTTGCTCTTCGGTCAGCGAGCTAACGCGCAAATTAACGTGCCACTCAGGATATTCCTGAATGATAGGATTACCGTCCTCGTCATAGCCAATGACTTTGCTGATCGGGCCGATCACATCGAGGCTGACACCGGGAGCGGGGAGGAGAATGGCTTGCTCGCCATAAACCGTTTCGATGCCTTCAGGGTATTCGGTATCGACATTGCCTTCTTCATCCACCGTTTCGGTATGGGGAATGTCAGCATAGCTTTCGTAAAACTCGCCATCGTAATTGAAGCCGATGGCGACTTGCTCAGTTCCTTCATACGCCAGTCCAGCAGCAATCAGCGCGGCGTTCATGTCGGCTTCGGTGGCGGCTTTGAGATAATAATCGGTCATGCTGCTTTACTCCATGCTTGGCCTTGCTTGATGCGATGAATTTGGCTTGACCCTACGCCATATTCAGCGGCCAACTTGCGGCACGAAACGTTCGAGTTACGGATTGCCTTAACTTGTTCTAGAGATAGCCTAGCGTTACCATTTAATGCACCGGGGAGGATGCCGCTGCGATTACGGCCCTTGGCAACCATATCGCCTGAATTGTCCTTTGGCTCTCCGGCGAACAAATGCGCTGGGTTGACGCATGAGGGATTGTCGCAGCGGTGGCAGACATACATTCCATCTGGAACAGGCCCGAAGTGCAATTCATAAGAAAAGCGGTGAGCCAAATGCATGATATAGCTGGAAGCTTTGAACTGCCCGTAACCGGCTTGCAGTTTTGCTGCTTGCCAATTCCAGCACTGATGATCGCCAAGGCTTTTATCAACCTTTGCCCAAAATCGCTCAGTTGCACTCATGCTTGATACTTTCGTCATGCCGTCAGGGCCTGCAATTGTGAATTTCCAAGTCTTGTTGGATAATAGCGGATCGAGCGGATGTGGCCGTTAAACCGGTTTGCGGTGTTGCCTTCCAAACCACCAATGACAGCCCGATCAGCCGTAGGAATAGTTCCAGAAGTGTCGGTAACAACCACACCGCCACCAACAGAGGCCGCAAAGTCATTGGCTTTGTAGGCCGCCGCAGTCTTATTTATCGCAAGAGCGGTAACGGTGCCTGCATCAATCTGAGCTTGCACGGTGCTGTTGACTACAATGAACTGATATGAGCTGTCAGCGGGAAGGTAAATGCTGCTACCATAACCAGCCGCGCTAGAGACGGACAGTGCAATATCGTTATCAACAGCCAATGGCGAATATTCAGCAACAAAACTTCCCTCCACAGGATTATACCACTGCGAGAAGTTCGGCCCCGTGATCGACGCTTGGTCAGCCGAGCGCGTCACCTGAGAGGCGACAGTCGGGATGTAGGAGGTGGCGAAGGAGCCAGCTTCGAGTTGTGCGCCGTAGATGTAGCCCGTCTTGCCATTGGTGACCGTGAGTGAAGCGTCAGCGTCGGTAAATGTGGCAAACAGGCTAAATGCAGTTGAGCTTTTTGTGGTAAACGTGACAATGCAACGGAACCAACCGTTTCCGTAGTTTTCGATCCGAGCAGAAGCATTTGTGTAACCTGCACCAACGAGCGCAGTCGATGCAATAGCGCCAGTGTTGAGGTTAAACCAATAACGATTGCCATCCGTATTATCAAAGACGGTGATGTTCGCAAAATCTGCCGTCCCCTTCTTAAAGAAGGTTGATACAGTATATGTTGTCGTGGCAGCCAAAGTGGCTTGCTGTCTTAAAAATGCACCAATTCCAGTCGCTGTTGCGGTAAACAAATCTGCGTTTGCGCTGCCGTCAGGTGATGCAATTACGTTTGCCGTGACAGTGTTTGTGCCGATATTCCACGCAGGAGACACATCAAATTCTTGCGACCGCAACAGCAAATTCGTCCGCTGCTCTTCCACCAGCAGCCCCTTAGCTGCCAGCGTGACAGGATCGTAGTCAAAGCGCGGGGGATATACGCCGCCTACGTTGCGGGTGTAGGTGGTGGCAGCAGAGGCTTGCTCTAGCTGTGCGCCCCAGATGTAAATGCCAGAAGTGCCGTCGCCTTGATAGACACCACCCGCAAGGCTGGTAGCAGTATAAATTCGGAAGCCATTAGACGCCGCAGTGGCGGTTGCAGTCATGCTAAGGCGATACCAACCATTACCAACGCTTGTCGCGGTGAATGCCGTTGGAGCAACAACGCCTGACGGTGTTCCAGTGGCGCCCGTTAAAAGATTGATTGAAACGCCAGAATTGCTCTCAACGTGATACAGCAACGCAAACGTACGCTCTGCTGCCTTGATGTAGCAAGACCAAGTGTAGGGGACTGCCGTGGTCGTTATGGTGCGAATAAGGGTGTGCAGCGCATTGGTGTTGCTTTCGACCAGCTTGTCCGCAGTTAACGTCCCATCTGGCGAGATAGCCGCATTTGGGGTGACAGACACACCTGACGGACCCCACACTGTAGAATTATCAAACTCCTGCGTATACGTCAGCAGGTTGCGGCTGGCAGGGGTCGTGACGATCTTGCCGGTGCTATCAACATACGTTGCAGCAGAGGTGCGGGTGAAGTCGATCAATTGCGAAAAAGAATAACCGGCCATCAGTCCCTCACAAAATAAGTGTCAGCGGTGAAATTGAGGTCCAGCGTATAGGGCGGATAAACCTCATAACTGTCGTTGATAAAGTTAAGGATCAACGAAGGATATTCAGCCTGTCCAGATCCGCCCTCAACTGCATCCGAACCGGAGCCTCCGAGACCAAGCATGAACCGGACAAGGCTCAACATAAATTAGCGCCCAATAATAGTGGCAAGCGATGCAGTCGTGCCGCTCTGCCGGATGAACGAACAATGATATGGAAGGATATATCCCACAGGAAGCGCCGTCATCGTGATGTCAGCAGCGCCATCCACCGGGCGGAATGTCACAGAACCAGCCGCAGTCACAACAATGGCCTTCACGGTATCGCCAACCGTAAAATCACCAGAACCAAGGCTAATTGTAGCGCCGCCAAAGCCAAAGGTATCAGCACCGCTAGTGAAATCTTGACGATTGTAAGGCATGTAAGGCTCCTTGCGTAAATACACATTACCTTAATCACCGATTTAAGGCAACTATTCCTTCAACCTATCAATCTTAGTTGGGCGACCTCGCTTCTTTTGCACCGGCTCTTCTTTCTCGTCACTCGACAAAGCCACACCTGTCGCGACTGGATCTACGCTGGGATTGTAATTCGACAATTCCTCCAGCGCCTCACGAATTGCGTCCTCCAGCTTCACCTTAACTATCGCCGTGTCAGATATGCTCGACACAATCGGAGCCATTTTTACCGGAACAGCCAGCAGCTTGGCACGGCAGGCGTGAAGCACACTCTCCCATGCTTTCACGACATCGGAGGTAAAGCACATCGTGGCCTTGATGCGCTGCAATTCAAGTTCAGCGATCTCAGCTTCGGCATTGATCTTACGGGTCCGCGCTTCATCATAGGATGAGCCAAGGATTACGCCGCCTGTGGAGTTACGTTTCTGCATCAGGTCATGAAAATAGGATAAAAAGTCCGATATAGCAAACTGGGCAGTTTGGCATTGATCGACTGCTTCGATCACACGGTTCTCAATAATCGTCTCTCTAGATT